AGGCGAGTTCCTCGAGTAGCAGCATGATTGGATATCTTATTTGCTCTTTCTTCTCCTACTTTTTTTCTCCATTCATACAGCCATCTTTTATCTGAGGCGCTCCCAAGAACAGTTGTAACCGATGGGTATTTTTCCCCTGTAGGAGTCATATAGAATCGTTTATTATCTTCCATTACGGACTCCAGCTCAAGGAATTCCATTTCCTCTCGCTGGAAAATTTTGTTACGTAATCCCGTGCTTATGTTTTGCAATTATATATTCCTTCACTATACCAGAGCGAACGATGTCTTCAATTTGAAATTCAACATGAGAAAAACCTTTCATATCATCAAGTATTCTTATGAATGAAAGAAGATCATTTTTCTCATAACGATTTAAATCAGATTGACGATAATCGCCGCACATCATTAATCTGCAATTTTCACCTAGTCTTGTTATGATAGAATCGAGTTCATGAAAATTCATATTGTTGACTTCATCTGCTATGATAATAGTATCATAGAAAGTGTTGCCGCGAATAAACGATGTGGTCATAAAGTCCAACACTCGTTTAGTCTTTAATAATTCATATGCGTCCCCTCGTCCAAACAAATCAGTGCAAATAGTTTGATAAGGGAGCTCATATATTTTAGTTTTGTCTTTTACAGACCCGGGAAGGAAACCAATATCTCTAGTAGGAACTGCGCTTCTAACAATGACAATATTTTTATATTGACTATCGCTACTCAATATTTCTTTAAGTGCTAAATATAACGATACATAAGATTTTCCAGTTCCAGCCAAACCATGAAGCATTAAGTTATAACCAGAATTCCAAGATTTAAATGCTAATTTTTGATTTTCGGTAAGTGGATTTATCTTTTTTAAGTTAAGGTGATTTTTATTAATCTCCTCATATCGTTGTTGTTTATTTCTTTTTTTGTTTATTTTTTTCTCAAAACGTATTAATTGTGCTTCGTCGATGTGCCCGTTTAATATCTTTGAGTTTGTCTCTAAAAGCATCGTCCGGTTTCCTTAATCCTATTCTTATCGGATCTACCACTCCGATAGAACTGGTATGTATTTGTTGAATGGATGGATTCTGCTCAAGGTATTCATCTTTTAATGCTATTGTTTTAAAAAATATGTCGAATACCTCCTGTGTTTCTTTATTTTGAAATGAATAAGTTGGCATACTATTCTTCCTCAGAATATTTGATTAAATCAACAAGATTTTTAGATCTCAATGCGTTATGAATAAATTTTTCTTTACGATTTTTATTTGCTTTATAAGCATGTTTGGGCTTACGATCAATGAAATCTTGTTCTACATTCTGACGTTGTTCTTTATATGACTTACTCATGTTCTCCTCGTTAGATATTCAAATCAGGAAACGCTTGACGAATTACAGTTTTGTTTATTCCACTAAATGCACTCTTTTTATCTTTCATTGCTAAGAGCAGTTTAGCATCATTAGGATCAATTGATTCTAACATCTGAATAAACAAAGTTTCTCTTCTTAGATTTGTTAAATTGGGATTACCTCCTTCAACGAAGAGGTATAGTTTTCTTAGTTCTGCTAAGAAACGTCCTTCAATATCTAAGAATTCACATGGCTTATAAGGTGGATCGCCTTCTGGTAGAAGCCATTTAATTTGTGGATCATAGATATACTTAAAAATAGTTTTAATTGCGTCAGCATATCTATTAGAAGAAAGAGCTAATACTTTCTCTTTGTTGGAAGAAAGTTCTGAAATTTCTTTCAGAACATTATACAAACATTTGTTCATACAAACTGTGCCTCAAAAATCATTAATAGATTCCATCAATACTTTTAACTTATTTTTAATAAAGTAGTTAAATATTTTTGATTTATCTTTACCGGATTGTGTTTCAAACTCATGAATTATTTTGTCTTTAATTGATTGTGGCGTCATTGATAAATCAATCAATACTTCGTTTCTTTTATAGTTACGAAGCATTTCTTCATCGCAAAATTCTTCTGGTTTCTTTTGTAGCCATTCTGATAAGTTCTTCTTTGTAACCGGACGCTGTCTAATGCTATCAACGAAACTATTATCAGGAGAAAGAAAGTTAGGTATTCCATCGCCTACGTCTCCTTTCATAATGTGTTCTTTCATAAACATTCTTGGATCATCGGTGGCTATATACTTCTTATTTATAGGATCGAACTGTTTCACCAAAACGGAGCTATTATAGGATTGGAGCTGAATAAAGTCTTTATCGCCAGATAAGATCAAGATACTTTCTTTCTTAGGAAGAATTCTATTAGAGAACTCTGTAACAAGTGTACCAATGATATCGTCCGCTTCTGCGTGATCTATGTGAATAACTCGATAGGGAAATACTTCTTTAAGTTCTTCACGAACGGTGTTCAAGTTATTGAAAATGAGACCCCAGTCAATATCAGACTTTTCACGACTCTTCTTGCGATTAGCTTTGTAGTGTGGAAAGATTTCTTTACGCCAACTTCTCTTTCCATCTGTGGCAATGATAAGTTCGCCATACTCTGGTGTAAATTTCTTATATAAAGATCTAATCGTGTTCAATGTAGTTGAGCGAAACAAGTCAAGCTCGATAGGAGTCTTGCCTAGATGCTTGCCGTATAGTGCCATTATATTCGCAATCATGACTTGATTCAAATCAAGGATAATCATCATAATCTCCAGTGTTTATTCTTCTTCGTTGTAAAGTTCTTCTTCTTTAAGAAAAGTTAATTGCTCATCGATTATAGTTTGAATAGGATATTCAATTTGGTCGTATCTCAATAAAATTGATTTAATCGTAGTCATTAAAAAAGCAATGTCTTTAGTATGATTTATATGATAACCATTGTCTATCATAATTCTTATATTTTCTTTAGTCATCTCTTCAGCTAAAACGTCAGCGATTTCCATTCTTGACAAAGTAATCTTACGTTTGAGCTCTTCAACCGTTTGGGGAGGAACATCATGTTTTACTCTTGGAAAGACAACAATGTTATCTTTGTGTTTTTCCTTCTTTGGTCTTGCCATGAAAGCTCCTATCTAATTGCTTTTAGAATTATTGTGTCATCATTAAGTCGACCATTGGCTTCAATTGGTTTTGTTTTTAGTTCGGTCATTAACCTTTTAAGTACTATCTTTCCTCCGTCTAGAACTTTCTGAAGAGTTTCATCTGGTTTACGTAGTTTCTTTTTAACCGAAAGATCTGGATCATAGTTTTGTATCGTTGTACCTTTGATACTAAACCCAGATGGTCCTAGCGCATTGAACATCGTAAGCTGATTTGTTTTTGTATTGAAGATCCAAAGTTGTTGTGCTCCAACGATCATCTGTGGATCGATGGACTTGATCTTCAATTTACTAAATTCTTTCTGATACTTTAGATTATTTATCTGTTTTTCTACTGATACTGGTTTCTTCTTCCTTGGCTGTCTTGGTTTAGATGATTTTGCATTGCCAACATATCTTTCAATATCAGAAACACAGCCAGTCAAAGCTAAGTGAATTTGCTTCTTTCGTGTTTTAGAAAGAAAGGCATATCCTTCATTTAAACATTCGTCTTTGCCTTCTAGCATTTCTTCAAATTCATCAAGATAGCTTCTCTTAATCATTGCTTTAATATGATTACAGACTTGAGAATTTAATTGTTCTTTTTGAATGTAATCATATAAAGAAAATTCTATCTTACTCTTTTGATCTTTATACCAAACTTCAATAATTTCGTCAAGGAATGTCATATGACGTTCAGCAATAGAACGTATCCTATCTTGAATAGATACCACATTTTCAGTCGGAACGGGTTCTGATTCTACGTACGTATTGTTCTTCAATACACGATTAAGTTTATCTGAAACGATATTAGTCAGTTCGCCTGTAAATATAGTTCCATTACTAGACATTCTGCAAAGAGCAGACGCTGTTTTCTTTTGAGAATTGTATGGAGAAGAAATAGCGTGTGCAATTGTCTTCTTGTCGTAGCCGTTCTTCTTCATATAATCAGTAATCCATCTGTCTGTATCTTTTTCATCAGACATATAAGAATACCAATTAAGACACTTGATCAAGATGCCATCTGTTTTGGATGAAATTTCTTGCTTAGCAATAGGCTCTAAACCTATCATCTTTTCAGCTATGATCTTATCGTCGTTTCTCATTAGAGCAGTTTC